ATGTGCTTGATAGCTCTGGTAATAAGATCCCATTTACCGCAGTTATTCAATCAGCTGCGAACTCTGATGGATCTGGTGCTGTAACTGTGACAATCAGTGGGTCAAGCATCTATGAGGCCGGCAAGTTCGATAACTGTGACAGCGCTTTGACAAATGGCGATGTTGTGACTGTGCTTGGTGCTGCTAGCACTGTGTACAAGCCCAATATCTTTTTCCACAAAGATGCAGTTACCCTGGCAACTATCCCGCTGCCTCGTCTGCACTCAACTGATGCGTACATCACCACAAAAGATGGATTCTCCATCCGCGTGAGCAAGTACGCAAACGGCGACAAGAACACCAACAAGGTGCGCTTTGACCTGTTGGCAGCCTTCGGCGTGATTAATCCTCACATGGTAGGTCGCGCGTTTGGCGTTTAATGGCTAGGGGGAGAAATCCCCCTTTTCTTTTTGAGGTTTTCAATGGATAAAACTCATTGGTTCCCAGTTTGGACTGGGACTAAAGCGGCGCCCATTAAGGTTGTCTGCAACTGCGATGGATGGGATATTTTGGGAAAGTCTGGCTTTATTAAAGATCCGTCAGAGTTGCCTGAAAGTGTTAATCTTTTGTCTGTCAGCGAAATGACAAGCAAGAACGATATAGAAGAATACGTCAAGAAAAAAACGGGAATTGATCTGGACAAACGAGGAAGCCTTGAAACAGTACGAGAAAAAGCAAAGGCGGCATTAAATGAAAGCGGAAGAGCTGATTAGAGATGCACTGCAAGAGATCGGACAGTTAGCTGCAGAACAGCCTATAACTGCTGATCAATATGCTACTGGCATTCGGTATGCTAACCGAATGTTCTTGCAGCATAATTATCTTGGATTAGGATTTACGGTTTTATCTTCTTCTGCTGATACCGTTACGATTCCTACTTATGCCGAAGAATGGGCTGTAAAATCTCTTGGCGTAAGGATGGCCGGTCAATATGGCGCATATGATGGTCTTGGCGATCTCAAGAGTGATGCTAGAGATGCCTATAATCTGATGCTTAGAAGTATTGATTTTGATTATTCTCAGGCATTCCCAGCAGGACTTCCAATTGGTGTGCATATTGAGCGCCAGCGCGGGTCACGGCCTTTTTATGATGCTGATGAGGATTTAGAATTGTCGGAATCTGGTGGATTTATCGCTTTGGAGTAAGTAAATGGCGCGCAGAAATATTCCAATCCAGTTGCCATTTACCAATGGTTTCTACCAAAGTAGATCGCGCCCATTATCATCTCAGCGCTGCGTAAACTGGTATCCCCAGGAACAAACGAATCAGGCATTAAGCCAATCAAGCCTATTTTCAACGCCTGGAATTAAAGAGGTTCTGTCAGGGCTTGCTGGATCAGGCCGAGGGGCGCACGTTTGGAATGGCGTTCTTTATGTTGTATGTGGGCAAACTTTATACAGCATTGATAGAACAATTTTATCTTCTGGCGAGTCTGAATTCTCATCAACATCAATTGGCACTATTCTAGGTGGCGATCCTGTAATCATTGAATCAATGAAGGCTCAAATGTGCATACTGGTTCCAAGCAAAACCGCTGGAGCTGGCAATGCCTATATCTATGATGGATCATTAACAGATATTTCTGCTGAGCCTAATTTTCTAGCACCGGCAATAAGCGTTGTGTCGATAGACTCTTATTTTGTCTTTGCACAATACAACACCCGATTTATTTTCCATTCAAGCCTTAATGATGGGACAACCTTTAGCGCTCTCGACGCATGGGAGATACAGCAGTTTCCACGCTGCAATGGTCTTCATGTCTATCAAAACAATCTATATGCAATGGGCGATAGCTCGACAGTTCCTTTCTATAACGCTGAAGAGCTAGAGTTTGCCTTTAGGCCTTCTCCTAATTCTGTTATCGATTCTGGTCTAGCTGGCGAACATGCGAAGTGTGATTTTAGGGGATCATTTGTTTATTTAGGATCGGGAGAAAATGCCGAACGGTCTGTGTGGCTATTCAACGGCGGGCAGCCGGAAAAGCTCTCTGATAACACAATAGACTATATCATTCAAAACGAAACACCTGAATCCATAGAATCAGCAAGGATAGTTCGCCACTCTCAAAATGGCGCCGAGTTCTTTGCTTTGTTTATAGGCCAATGGTGCTTTGTTTATGACTTAGTTAGTGGAAAGTGGCATGAGCGCCGCAGCAGAATTCCATATGGGACATCCTATATTGACGCGCCGTGGAGAGCTAATAATATTGTTCAAGCCTATAACAGGGTGTTTGTAACAGACTCCGCCAATGGTTATATAGGAGAGTTAGACGATGCTATTCACGAAGAATATGGCGTAAGAATATTCTCATATGCAATTACTCAGCCATTCCTAAATCAAGGTAGTCGCATACGCGTTCCGGCCATAGAGATTTATTGTGATGTTGGCAATGCGGCCAATGAAAACTTTGAGCTGGCATGGTCCGATGATGGTGGGTTTAACTTTATCGACGCGCTCTCAAGAGAGATAGGCGGATCAGGAGAGTATGGGAGGCGCGTTGTATTTGATCGCCTTGGCGCTGTTCCTAACACAAGAATGATAAAGCTAGCCTACTCAGGATCAAAGGCTTTATCTGTAAATGCTGTTATGGCTTATACGCTATGAATCCAGTTCTTCCGCATAAAATAGACCAAATCATCAGAAAGGATGGTATTGCATCCCAGTCTATGCGCGCGTGGATGGAGTCAGTACAAAGCCATTTCTTGCCTGATAGAAAAATAGAAATAACAAAAGAGGCTGAATTCCCAGTTCAGGATGCCACAACAATAACGCTTAAATCAGGATATTGGTATCAGCTTCGCAAGCCAATAGTTACTGCAAAAAGATTTATAGTTGAAGATGGCGTTTTTTTAACTGGTTTCGGAACATTTGCGCTAGCACTTACATACACTGGATCAGATGTAATGTTCACAGCGGAAAGTGCAAAATGGGATGTTCGCCTTTTTGGCATGGCCTGCCCAAATGGAACGCTTATTGAATGTACTGGAGCTGGGATAACAATTTTTCAGGACTGTGCAATTTTCGATGTTAAAAATCTAGGATCTTTGACAGGTACAGGCACAGATTTTACTAACTTTAACTGGAATAACGTACTTATTGTAAATGTATCTGGACAGGGTTTTGTTTTTAACAATGATATTCAAGTGCTGTCATCAACAAAGATATTTTGTGTTTCCACAAGCGCCAGTTTTAGAATGTTTGATATATCGAACGCTGTAATTACCACGGGTGAGTTCAGGGACAATGAACCAAGAGGAGTCACTGGATCTGTTTTTTTGTACGCTTTGGCAAATAGCGCGAATATTAAGTACAAAAACATTTTGACAATTGAGAGTTGCGGCCTCGGCGAATCGAATATGTTGCCGCTTGGTGGAGGCATTGCAGTAAGCGATGTGCGCGTAGAGGCATCAGATAACGGCGGATTAAGGGACACTATTGCCGATGCGTTGATTTATTTCCGTAATAACGCTGTTGATACCACATTTAGTGCACCTGATACACCTACCAAGATAGAGGCAACCTGGTCTGTAGATCGACTTAGTAAATTTTTGCACACTCCAAATGGTCGGCTAGTCTCGCTATCTGAAAAAGAGATAGTTTTCCCGCTGGACGTTACCCTGTATGCCAAAGCAACAACAGGAACACCTGTTGATGTAACGGTCTACCTATATATAAATGGCGCTATTGATCCTATTGCTTCGGCCAAAAGGTCCATAAATAACACAACCGCTACTGAATTCTCAATACCGTGGCAGCCTGAGTTCAACGAGGCTCATTATGTTGAATTTTGGGCAGAGAACAACACAAACTCTAATGCTGTATTATTCGCAGATGGCACGGTTAGAATAAAATGATTAAGTGGTCTACTGATTCATCCCTGGCTAATCGGATTATAAAAGATCCTAAAGTCTGGCCATGGGTAAGTGATGATCGGCATGACATTAATTCTTTTTCATTCCCCGAAATTGATGGAAGTGGAATAAGGATGGCGCTGTGTTATAATGATGACAATTTATGCGGATGCTTCTTTTTGTTCGAGCAATCGCCAAAAGTTACAGAGATTCACACCTGCTTATTAGTCCACGGATTGGCAAAGTCATTCGGCGATCAGGTCATTGATAGGATTTTCAAAGACACTGATTATGACGCTATATCTACTACAGTCCCCGTTGATAATCCAGCGGCGAAAAAACTCGCCATTAAATGCGGATTCACTTTCGACGGCATGTCTGAATCAATTTGTAAACAAGGCTTAACTGTAGACGTTGAGCGGTGGAGGCTAAACAAATGCCAGCAGTAAGCGGTATTACTGGTTATCTAGGTGCCAAAGAGCAGGCAAAAGGCGCCAAGAGCGCGGCGCGGCTGCAATCTCAGGGCGTTGAAGAAGCGCAGCGAATGCAGCGAGAGTTTACCGATAAAGCCGTAGGGCAGCTAGGTACGAACTTTCAAAGTGCGCGCGATGCCTTATTATCCGGCCAAGAGCGTTTTTCTGACCTATTCGGCCAATCTGAGGGTGTTGTGAGAGGCGGCTTTGGTCAGGCCCGACAGGACATTCAATCCGGTGCCCGAGGCGCTGAGAGTGCG